ATCACTAACAGTATAGCTACAAAACTACCTCTGGCAGGTGGCACTATGACAGGTGCAATCGCTATGGGTACAAACAAGGTTACTGGTGTAGGTGATCCGACAAACGTCCAAGACGCCTCAACCAAGAACTATACTGATACGCAGGACAACTTAAAGGTTTCTAAAAGTGGCGATGGCATGTCTGGCCCACTTGCAATGGGTACTAACAAGATCGTTAACTTGGGTACGCCAACTGCCAATACTGACGCAGCGACTAAGGGCTATGCTGACGGTATCCTTGGTTCAGCTACAGCGGCATCTGCTTCGGCAGCGGCTGCAGCTACAAGTGAAGCCAACGCAGCCAACTCTGAGTCCAATGCGGCTACCTCTGCTACCCTAGCTCAAGATTGGGCTATTAAGACTAGCGGCACAGTCGATGGCACAAATTACTCAGCTAAATATTGGGCCACTCAAGCAGACGTAGGAACCGTTGCAACCAACATAGCAAATATTAATACAACGGCGGCAGCAATTGCTAACGTCAATCTCACTGGGGGATCAATTGCAGCGGTCAACACAGTAGCCACTAATATAACAAATGTTCAAGATTTCTTCGATACTTACTTTGTTGGAGCCAACCAACCTTCAGGCTCAAATGTTACCGAAGGGGATCTCTGGTTCGACACAACGGCACAAATCCTAAAAGTCAGATCAACAAGTGGATTTCAGAGTGCAGGTTCTTCAGTAAACGGTACGGCTGAACGCAAGGAGTATACTGTTGGAACTAGCTCAGGCAGCTACACTAGTGGCTCACTGACTACGTTCCCTGCAACATATGACCCAACTTTTTGTGATGTCTACCTAAACGGAATAAAATTAGCACCTTCAGATTTCACCGCAACAGATGGAGCCAATGTGGTCTTGGCCTCTGCAGCGGCTACAGGGGATTCAATTTCGATTGTATCATTTGGAACCTTTTCACTGGCAGACCACTACAACAAAACTCAAGTCGATGCTTTCATCGATGACGTAGAAACTCTAGCATTGGCAGGAATTTAAAAAATGGCAATTAATACAACTACAGTTGAATCAAATTTAACTACTAAACTAAACGCTACAACTGGCACAACGGATGCCAAAGAGTTCTTGCTTTTAGGCAAGGCGGTTGAAGCATTAACCCCAACAGTAACAGTCTCCAGTGTGCAGACTGAGGGTACTACTCAAGTAGGATTAGTAACAGCCGAAGGCACTACTCAGGTAGGATTAGTAACTACAGAAGGTAATACCCAAGTTGCGGCAGTACAAGCGGCAGGGTCTGGGTATGCTCAGTTATCTGGTGCTACATTTACTGGTGACGTAGACTTTGGTTCTAACAAAATAACCTACGCAAACGTCTACTCACAACTGGCAGACCTTCCATCAGCGTCCACCTATCATGGCATGTTTGCTCATGTTCATGCGACAGGCAAAGGCTACTACGCACATGGCGGCAACTGGATACCTTTAGTCAATGAGGACACTTCTGGAAACGTCACCATTGGTGGAAACCTTACAGTCTCAGGTACTACAACTACGGTAAACAGTACAACTCTAGACGTTGCTGATCTTAACATCACAGTAGCTAACGGAGCCGCTGACGCAGCCGCTGCAAATGGCGCAGGGCTAACGGTAGACGGAGCTTCAGCCACATTTAACTATGCCAATACTGGCGATAAGTGGACTATGAATAAACCGTTAGATGTTACTGGTGCAGTTACGGCTACTGGGGCAGATATTAACGGCCCACTTAACATAGAAGAAGTTAAAGAAAAAGTCATCGTAGATACCAGTACTACAGGCAGTATTTTTGGTAATCTTAGTTTAGGGGCAGTTCGTTATTATACGGCTAACCAAACCGCTAACAGAACTATTTCTTTTAGAGGTGACCAAGGAAGTGGGATTTCTCTAGATAGTATTATGGCTGTTGGAGATAGCATGACTTCTGCATTTTTATTTACGCAAGGTTCTACGGCATATTATATAAGTTCTGTTTATATAGATGGTAGCGCCCCTGCCGTATTAAAATGGGTTGGTGGCGCACCTACTGGTGGTAATGCAAACTCTATAGATGCCTACACTTTTACAGTAATTAAAACTGCCGCTTCGACATTTACAGTTATAGCAAACCTAACAGCTTATACATAATAGAGGGAAATCAGAATGATATTTCCAAAGAAACCTGAAATATTATACGCTCCAATGTTGGCTACCTTTGGTGGTGGGTCTGCAAATGGGTTTAGGGCTAGTGGTGGGATAACTTATGATCCAACCCCTGCTTATACAAGCCAAGGAGCAGCCAATTATTTTTCGAACTATGGTGATCCTTGGGTAACCACTTCGAATAATATTGGTCTGACTTCTAGTCAGTCATCCGCAAATGATGCTCATAACTATTACACACAAGATGCCTATGGTGGTAATTGGTACATTGGAGCAAACTGGACGTACCAAGGTTCTACTGCTTGGAGTAATTTAGGTGTAAATAGGTTTGGTGACAGAAATAAAACTACATTAGACCCTTCTAACAAAGGCCACAATCTCCTTGCCCATACTGCGTTATATGGCGATGATATTTACTGCCGTTGGGTTCGAGTGGGATCAGCCTCTGGAGTAAATTCTGCAACAAGTGGAACAGCGGCAGGTATCTTTGACAGCACAGTAATGAACGAAAAAGGTTCTATATTTTATGATGGAGATAGCTTTTCCAACACAGCAGGGGCAGGTTATCAGTCTTGGTATTCAGATAATAAATCTGGGCAACAATTTCCAGACGTAATTGATGCAATTTATAATAATTACACCACTTCTAACAACTCTACTATGTCTAACTTACAAAGTATGTCAGGCCAAGGCGATGAAAATGGGGGTGCAGTATTTTGGACTCCCTACGGAGGAGCTAGTGAAGTCTTAATCGATTTTGCTAATGACCACAGTAATACTCGATGTTCATTTACAGTATGGAATAATGCTACTGGTAGCATAGTACATACCTACAACTTTGGTAAGTTTGGTGGCGGAGTTGATAGGGGGTCTGGTGCTATTAATGATTCTTCATCCTATACCTATGTCGCCACCCACAACCCAGATTATGTTTACATAATTGTTGATCATGGTGGGACAGTTTGCGGCACCCACTACTTTTTATATCGTTAGGAAAACACTCATGTCTAAAGCAAGACTACTGGCTGATCTTATGAGAGACAGCAAAATCTCCCTCGCAGAGGTTCAAGGTTCAGCCTCTGCTTCGGACTTCAACGTAAACGAACCAAACTACAACACTTCCGATATTAGCCTCAATTTGAAGGTCGAGGCTCTTGAAGATGAAAATTTACTCAATTTAGGGGTCTAGAAAATGCCAACAACAAATACAAATTTTACTTCGCTCATAACAGCGATTGATACCAAGGCGCAGTCATTAGCTGCATCTACAACTGATCCTAAAGACCTTGTGTTTTTAGGCAAAGCGGTTGAGGCACTTAACGTATCTGATACAGTTTCTTCTGTTATTGCAGAGGGTGATACTCAGGTAGCTGCAGTAAATGCTGCAGGGGCTACACAAGTTGCTGCAGTTGCGGCACAAGGTTCTGGTTATGCATCATTAGCCAATCCTACTTTCACAGGTACGATGAATGCTGATAACTTAACTATGTCTGGGAATCTAACGGTCAACGGAACTACCACAACTATTAATACGGCTACCTTAGATGTAGAAGATAAAAACATTACCGTAGCCAAAGGCGCAGCCGATAGCGCAGCGGCTAATGGTGGTGGTCTGACAGTGGATGGTGCAGGAGCTACCTTCAGCTACGCCAGTACTGGTGACAAGTGGACTACAAATAAAGGTCTAGATGTAGGTGGTACGCTACAGATCGATGAAGTTATTGAAACGGCTGCTATTAGTGCAACCACTTCTGGCACTCTAACAATGGATATGGTTCAACAAGCAGTTTTGTTTTGTAACGTAAACCAGACTGCTAATAGAGCAATGAACTTTCAAGGTGATAGTTCAGTTAATGTAGATGATATGTTGGCTGTAGGGCAAAGTATGAGTGCAGCCGTATTGATGGCGCAAGGCTCATCCGCATACTACTTAAACTCCTACTCAATAGACGGCAATTCAGTCACTCCAAAGTGGCAGGGCGGTAGCGCACCAACGGCAGGGAATGCTTCTGGAATAGATGTTTATACCTTCACCATAATCAAAACAGCTTCAGCAACATTCACAGTTTTGGCAACAGTAGCGGCATTCGCTTAATAGGAGATACTCACAATGATTTTTCCTAAAAAACCACAACTATTATATGCACCCATGTTGGGTACTCTTGGCGGTGGCTCTATGCGGAGCTTTGGTCGAGGTACTGGTAGTAAGCCTTTAAAATTTACAGAAGGTGAACTGGATTTGGCTAGATTTGCCGCTGAAATCACTCCTAGTACAACTTCTCTTTTTAACACTAACTTTACGTCTGGCGGTATGTTTGTAGATCAGGCAGGAAATCATATATTCTTATTCGATGGGAGTACTGTAAGAAGATATAATTTCGGTCAACAACATGTTTTAAGCACCCTTGGTACATCACCTTCGACATCATGGAGTAGCTCTCAAGCAAATAGAGCAATGGAAATGGATGCCTCTGGTACAAAGTCTTTTCACTTTAATGAGACTAGTCAAGATTTATATACATATTCACATAGCGGCTATAATGGAAATAGTTGGAATGGAGCAGGGTCTACATACTTTAACGCTACATCTAATGAGGCATATCCCCATACTATTAGATTTGATTCAACTGGAACAAAATTTATTGTACACTGGTACTCTGGAACTAACAATTTACACTATTATACAACTACTTCTTCTTACGACATTGGTGCGGCTAACCGCCAAAGTGTCGGTGGTGGCGTTAATGCAGGTACTAGAGACATAGCCGTTTCAGATGATGGGACTGTTATAATGTGGATGCAACCAGGGGTCCCTACTTTATACGCTGCTTATATGTCAACTCCTTGGGATGTTAGCACTATGTATGGTACTCAAACAGTAAGTTACTTTATCACTGGATTTAATGTACATGGCTTAATAATTAGAGGTGACCATTTGTATATCGCAGGTGAAAATAAGGTACATCAATATACGGTTGGTTAGTAGCTATAAACCCTTGTAACCTCTTCTCTAAAGTGGTATAATTTACGACATATAATCTAGGAAAATTTACTATAGATGACAGCAGAAACCGCTGAGTTTAGATCTGGTATTATTAGTCCACAAGAAGTTTTAAAACTTTGGCCTACGTTAGAGCCTCAAATACAAAAGTCCTTAGATCATGGTGAAGGTGAGTACTCAACTTTTGATATATTTAGAAAAGCCCTTGATAACCTTATGCAGATATGGGTGACTGTTGGTGCAGATAATGAATTAAACTGTGTGACTGTAACTCAAGTATCAGTGTATCCAGAGTATAAATCTCTACAGATACTTTGCTTAACAGTAATAAATCAGACAGTAAACGATATGAAAGATCAGTTTCACTGTCTTGAAGATTTTGCCAAACAAAATGGTTGTAGTTCGCTAAGAGTTTGGGGAAGAAAAGGATGGGAGCGTAAGTTACGTTCCTTAAAGAGCAAACAAGGTAACGAATTTAAAACCCGTTACTACGTCTATTCTCAGGAGATTTAAAATGAGTTTATATAACCCAATGATGAAGTGGATGAACCCCCGTGACAGTGGGTTGATATGTTTTAAAGGTGATGGAGCTTCGGCTGCAGAAGTTGAAACCATTGTAGATGATAAGCTAGGTACACCCTCAGAGGGATTGGTTACATCTAATACTGAAAGTACAATGAATTTACCCACCACAGTGGTTGATCCTGTTACAGGTGAAGTTACCACAGGTACGAATCCAGTTACGTTTGGAGGTAATGAAAATGTTGCAGTAACCGAAACTGTTAAGGGGGATACTGAAGCTCTTCTAGGTGGGCAGGATAAAATAGGCTCTCAAATTGACGCAGGATTTTCAAACTTTCAGCCTGTTAATGTTACTAACACCACCATTGATACTTCAAACTTGGCGAAATCGGCTGCAATGGACGCAGGGTTTGCTAGATCTATTTCTAACCAAGATAAGATCTTAGCCGATACTGGTCAAATAGGCGGCATAGCCACTGATGTAGGAAACATTCAAACAGGAGTAGGAGACATTAAAACTACTCTTGGAGGCCCTGATAGGGGTCTGGTAGGAGATGTTGCAACTATAGGAACTAATGTTGGGCAGCTTGGTACTGATGTAGGATTACTTAGTGATGATATTGGTGTTACTGCAGATAGCGGAAGTATAACAAGTCAATTAGCAGGTCTTGGAACTGATGTTACAAACATAGGTAGAAACGAATTAGATACTACAGGCGTTTCTGATAGATTTACAGATGTAGATACTGCAGTTAGTAATGCTGATGTAGCAGCAAGAGAAGCTTTTGAACGTCTTATGGGGGCAGACCCAAGTCAAGTACAAGGATTTTTAGGGGAATTGCAAAGACAAGTTCTACTAGGTCAGACTAATGCACAGACTGCTATTGATACAATTAAAAGAGTACAGGCAGAAAACCAAGTAACTAACAGTGGGTTGTTAAATAATATTTCTACTTCAGTAGGAGGAAGCCTAGCTGCAGACTTCGGTGACTTCACAGGGCAGTATGCTACAGACACAAACTTAGCTACTAATGCTAGGTCAGAACTTCAAAAACAGATTACTGGCGGTGTAGATACTCTTCAAAGAGGACAAGGGCAGCAAATGTCTCAGTCTGCGGCCCAAGCAGAGGCTGCAGCTAATCAGGCGCAGTCTGTAGAACAAAAAAATTCTTTAGCCTACGGTCAGATTATGCGTGACCTCAGTGATGTAAATAAACAGGTTGGGGCAGATCAGGCAACAGATGTATTGGCTAGATTAGGCACAATACGACAAATACTACAATCTCAAGGTAACAATATAGAAGAAAATACTCGTAGAGAATATCAAGATTTAGCCAATGCGTTTGATCAGACAGGAAAGTTAATTACTCAGTCTGTAGAGCAAAATGGTAATGTTACCCGAAGAGGTATGGATGATCAAAACAATCTCCTTATTGCCTCTTTCGATAGTAGTGGTAAACTTCTATCACAAACTACTAGAGATATAGGGCAACTACTATCTCAGATGGATCGACTTGGCTACCAACGTCAAGGAGGGCAATTTGGTGACCTTTCCGCAAATGGATTAGGATTGATGGACGGAAGACAAAATCAAAGTCCTATAATTCGACAAAACTGAATGGAAAGTAATTATGCACCCAGATAAAATTTCTCAAACAGGCACTAACTTAGTAAAGAAGTTTGAAGGCCTACATAAAGTACATAAGGATGGTCTAGTACACAGTTATAGATGTCCTGCAGGAAAGTACACGATAGGATTTGGCGCGACCAAGGGAGTTCGCTCTGGTCATACTATGACAAAGGAAGAAGCAGAGACACGCCTTATACATGATCTTAACGAACATGGTAAAATAGTTAAGAAGTATGTCCACGTTCCTCTAACTCAAAACCAGTATGACAGTCTTACCTCGTTCGTATTCAACTTAGGCGGTGGGGCCTTCCGTAGCTCAACTTTGCTGAAGAAATTGAACAAAGGTTTGTACGACGAAGTACCAGAACAGCTTATGCGTTGGAACAAGGCACGAATAGATGGAAAACTTACTCCACTACGAGGGCTAACTAGACGTAGGGCTGCAGAGTCTGCCTTATTTGCAATGGATGCCAAGATGCCTTCAGATGAAGGTGGTCCTGAGATGCCACAAAAACCTACTGCAGAAGCCCCTAAGTCACTGTTAAAAAGTAAAACAATGGCAGGAGCAGGAATTGCAGGGGCTGCTACAGGGCTAAACGAAGTGGCAGGTCAACTTCAGGGGCTAGTAGCTTACGCAGACAGCCTAAAGACTATATTCTTATTATGTGCAATTGGTGGTATAGCTCTAGCGGCATATGCACGATGGAAAGATAACAAAGAAGGCGTACACTAGTGTTTATTTTCAGTAAGATAAAAACTTACATTATTGGAGCTTTAGCAATGGCTATTCCTATCATTTATTTGATGGGGAAAGTCGTTGGAGCCAACAAAGAAAAGAACAAAGTACTTAAAGACGATCTTCAGGCTTCAAAGAAAAAGACAAATTTTTATAAGAAAATGGCAGAGCATGAAAAAGATAGTATTACTGATCGCCCTAGTCTCATTAAGCGGCTGCGCGGAAACGGTTTATAGAACAGACTTAGAGATTTATTGTCCACCTATAGAGAATTACTCTGAAGATTTTAGTGAGACATTAGCTGTAGAGCTAGATGTTTTAGATGAAGCATACGAGGCAATTCCTGAAGTGGTGACAGATTACATACTACTGCGTGATCGTATTCGCCAGTGTAATGCTGAGAAGGAAGAACTATAATGGGATTATGGTCAAGCACATTTGGTGGAGGAAATTCTCTACAACAGTCGATAGCTAATGTTACTACAACTGATGATGATACAGAATATCAGGGGGGTACTCTAGTAAGTACCACAACAGGACAAGCTGTAGATGATAGTGATGCTGTTGTTGGAAACGATGGAGTAATCGATGGAAATGCTGAACCCCCAGAAATTACAACGGGGGGAGGTTCTGGATCTGGGGCCGTCACAGAAGAGACAGGTATAGATGTATCCGAAGTACCAGAAGTCGATATTGTAGAGCAAGTCTTAGAGTGGGCCGAAAAGACAGGAAGTCTTAAAGCACAGGAAGATAGAGATGCTATATTAGCAGACCCTAAGAAGTGGATGGAAAGCAAAGGGTTCACTTTAGAAGATGCTGTTCCTACACTTGATGCAGATGCTGAAGGTACAGCAATTGATATGGGTGAGGCTAGAAGTGATGATCCAGTAGACCTTGATGTATCTACAGTAGATAAAACCGCATTAGCAGATCAAATAGATAAAGTTGAAGTTACAGACTATTCTGTAAAATCTAATACTAGCTCCCTTACTGATGATATGATGGTAGATGCTGCTACAAAAACCATGAGTAAGGAAGGATTAGTAAATCCAAATGAAATACAGATAGATATAGAAGCGGTTGCTGCAGGAGAGAATGCAGTAGGTAGAGCCGTTAATGATTGGGCTTCAATAGATTTCACTAACATTATTGACACTACTACTCCTTCAGGTAGAGAATTAGCCCGACAGCTAGGAGAAGGTAACTATTTAGATAAGAGAGCTACTACTGCAGGGCAGATAGAAATAATCTCTAGACAATTTATAAATGATAAAGGTCAATATGTAACTCCTGTGTGGGCTAGGCCTATGGTTAAAAGTGCTGCAGGAGCCTTAAACATCACTGGTGCTGCAGCCGAAGCTGCCATAGCACAGGCCATGATGCAGTCGGTTATTCAGGTTGCGGATAAAGATGCAAAATTCTTTCAAACATTAACTACTACTAATTTAGACAACAAACAGAAATCTATCATTAACAAAGCTACTATATTAGCAAATATGGAGACTTCTAATCTTAATGCTAGACAGACAGCCTTAGTTACAAACGCTCAGAACTTCTTGAAGCTAGATATAGCTAATTTAACAAATACTCAACAGGCAGAGATTGTAAATAAACAGGCTAGGATAGAAGCTCTGTTTACTGACACTGCAGCTATGAATGCACAACGGATATTTGGTGCAGAGAATGCAAACGATTTTGCCAAGTTCTTTGGTAACCTAAATGCCCAAATAGACTTACAGAACAACTCAGAGATAAATGCGCTCAAGAAGTTCAATTCTGGAGAAATAAACGATGCTGCCCAATTTGTTTTGGATATAAGAAATAGCAGAGATCAATTTTTAGACCAACTTCAATATAACTACTCCCAGTTTAATGCTAAATGGAGACAGGATGTTACCCTAGAGCAATTTAAGACTGATTGGGATGCTACAACTACAGATGTTAAAAACGGCCTAGATCTAACTAGTGAGCAAATGACAGGGACATGGGACCATGTAGATTCCTTGTTAGATTATGTATTTAAGTATTCTCAAAACGAAAATGAGGCTATTAAAGATTTAACCATTGCTCAAATACAGGCTCAAGCAGGTAGGAAAAAAGGTGGTGGTTTTCTAGGAGGTCTTTTCTCTCTAGCAGGTTCTTTCTTGAGTACAGAAGCAGGAGTTAAATTTATTACAGGAATGAGTGATGCACGTTTTAAAAATAATATCCAGAAGTATAATACCATAAATGGTGTAGGTTTATACAAATGGGATTGGTCAGAAGAGGCCAAAAAGTATGGGGCAGACAAATTACCTTCGTATGGAGTTGTGGCTCAAGAACTTTATAAAACTCACCCTGAAGCTGTATTTGAAAAGAATGGATACCTTCACGTTAACTATGAGGTAGTTAGAGATGCAATTCGATGAAGCAGTATTACTCTCCATAAAGAAATTTAAAGAGGGGAAAATGTTAAATAAAACCTCAGAGATAAAGGATGGCGAAGTCTATTACACGCCTGAATATTTTGATGGGTTGCAACAGGCCCTAAATAGTGATGCAGAAGTAGAAGAGAAAGAGTTGGATCAAGATGGTAATACCACAGAAGTTTGAAGCTCCAATTCCGGGCGAAAACCTAACATCAGATAACCGAAACTACCCTTGGCATAGGCCCCCAGATATTACGGACTATGACGAAGCAGTAGAAAATATGATCAGCAAGATCTCTGAGCCAGAAGACTTAGAGACTATCTATGCGTTGATGGATGTAGGTGCTGATGTAGTTACTATTACTACAGTTTTATTACTTACATCAATTAAACAAGGTAAAATGGGGGTAGACTTAGCTATTCAGGTAGCAGGTCCTGTATCCAGATACCTAGAGATAAAAGCTGAAAATGCCAGTGTAGAATATGAGATGGGGCTAGAAGATAAAGATCGACAGCCTCTGACTGCTACGGAGTTACAGAAACTTCTTCTAATTGCTGAAGAAGAGGGAATTGCTGATATAATACCTGCCCCCCCAGAAGATCCAGTAGAGGAAGAGATGGCAGAAGGTGAAGGCCTTATGTCTATCCCAGAAGAAGCAAGTCCTGAAGAACAAGCAAGTATGCTAGGGGATATGCCTGAAGAAGAACCTATTGAGGAAGAGATTGTATAATGTCTGCACGTTTTAATTTTGCTATAGCCGAAGCTCAAGAAAAAATCCAAGATGAAGCATTTATGGATAAGATGGGAATTGGAGAGTACATGACCGTCCTAGCCTCTGGACTTAAAGAGGGGCTTCAAGAAAAAGAACGTAATGATTTTGAACGCGAAAAGCTAAAGAAGGCAGAGGATGCGGCACTTCGTAAAAAACAAGAGGCGGCTGATAAACTAGCTAAAGAAATAGACAGTACAGTTAACTTAGTTTTAGAGACAAACGGCCTAAATACATCTCTTGCTCCAAAGCTTACGCAAATTCTTAAAAATAATGGTTCAGCAAATGCTAGTCTTGCTCAGGGGTATATAGATAGCATTGATAACATTAATGAGTTTACATTAAATGCTCCTACGAGTGTTGATGATCAGATGAACATGATTATTCCAGCCCCTGTGTTTAAAAATCCTAACCTTAAAAACATTTCAGGAATGGATTTAGGACAGGTTATATCTGAACTTAGTAAGATAACTAAGCAAAGTAATCCAGAAAAGTATGCTGCCCTTGTAGATAGACAGGCAACCCTACAGTCAGGTCAAGGTACTTATAGCGATGATACCTTTTTAAATAAACTTACTAGAGAAAATATTGGTGATGCAGAAATTATGCTTGATGGTTTGCTTAAAACTAAACAAATAGATCAAGATATGGTGCAATATAACA